ACTCTCAGAAAGATAGTCGATAAACTAGATACTTTTAAAACTGTATCGGGTGGAGATAACAATGCGAGTCGTATGTTTCTAGTAAACTTACAGAAACTATTCTCGTCAGATGTTATTAAAGCTTTTAAAGAAATTAAAGATGACAAAGAAACAGACAAAAAAGAAGTTGCCTAAACTAGATACGCTTGTAGAGGATATCTATAAAACTATTGGAGTTTTATCAGAAGATAAAGCTATTAATATTCCTGAGGAAGAGTACAAAAAGTTTGGTCAAGATATGGCTGATGCTTTAAAAGGTTGGGCAACTCCTCAACCTAGACCTAAAAGCGGTTTAAGAATGTCTAACATTGGTAGACCACTACGTAGGTTGTGGTATGATTTAAATCTACCAGACGCACATCAAGAAAAAATAGACCCACCTACTTTTATTAAGTTTTTATACGGACATTTACTTGAAGTTTTACTTTTATTTTTTGTTCGCCTTTCAGGGCATGTTGTTTCAGGAGAACAAAAAGAAATCTCAGTACAGGGTATTAAAGGACATATGGATTCTATTATAGACGGAGAAGTTATTGATGTTAAGACTGCATCAGGCTATGCTTTTAAGAAGTTTAAAGAAGGTACTCTAGCACAAAACGATAGCTTTGGATATCTCTCACAGTTAGCAGGGTATGAAGAAGCAGAGAAAACTTCTAAGGGTGGTTTCTTAGTTATGAATAAAGAAACAGGCGAACTAACCACGTTTATACCTGATGATTTGGAGAAACCAAATATCGTACATAAAATAAAATCAGTTAAAAAAGCGATTTCTCTTGACAGTCCACCCGACAGGTGCTATAATGTTATAGCTGAAGGTGTCTCGGGTAATATGAAATTACCTATGGGATGCAACTACTGCCCCCATAAATTTATTTGCTACAAAGACTCTAACGAAGGTAAAGGGTTAAGAACTTTTGCTTATGCAAAAGGTAATGTATATTTAACTAAGGTAGAAAAATTACCTAACGTAAGAGAAATAATATGAATGGTAGACAAGCTAAGAAATTAAGAAGACAAGCTAAAGACTTAACAGTTGAATGGTTACAATCTTTACTGCCTGAGGATGAAGCAGAAAAGATAACAACACAAAACTTTAAAGACTATATGCCTGAACAAACTCATGTGTTTGCTAATAAAAAAATTATGCTTTCTTCTTTTTCTCATAAGTGGTTTAATAAAAAATTAAAAAAGGAATTTTATGAAACGAGGTTATCGTAAGCCACGAAAAATTAGACCTACGGAAAAGAATATACCTAAGGGTTATGACTCAGGGTGGGAGTATAAACTTCACACTAATGTTTTAACTAAGTGGTCACATCATTCAGATAAAATTTCTTATGTTGTAGAACATAAATACGAACCTGACTTTACAAAAGTTATTAATGGTGTAGAATACTTACTAGAAGCCAAAGGTAGGTTTTGGGATTATCAAGAATACAATAAATATGTTTGGATACGTAAGGGTCTTAAAGATAATCAGGAGTTAGTTTTTTTGTTTTCTAGTCCTAGTTCTCCTATGCCACAGGCAAAGAGAAGAAAAGATGGAACAAAACGTAGCCATGCAGAGTGGGCAGAAAAAAATAATTTTAAATGGTATAGTGAGCACACGCTCCCTAAAGAATGGATATAAATATGGAATATAAATTTGATGAAAACATAAACTTAAATGGTGTTAAACAATATATTGATAGCACCTATACACAACACTATGCTCACTCTAAGTATCAAGCAACCGATATGATTATTGATGCAGGACATGGTGAAGGTTTCTGTATAGGTAACATCATGAAGTATGCCATGAGGTATGGTAAAAAGAATGGTAAGTCTGATGCAGACCTACTTAAAATTATACACTATGCATTGATTGCACTACACTTAAACGACAAGGAGAAGGAGTAATGGTCGAAGACAAGGTTGGTCAGAAAGAATACTTAGGTATTAAAATAGACTACAACAAAGAAAACAAATTAAATAAATTTAGTTTAGATACGCTAAAGGATAGGTATCTATATGAAGCATCAGGAGAAACACATGCACAAGAAGCATTCGCAAGAGCCTCAGTCTTTGGAGCAACCTTCAAAGGGGTCACAGATTTTCAGTTGGCTCAGAGACTTTATCAGTACAGTTCCGACTTATGGTTCATGTTTAGCACTCCTATTCTTAGCAATGGGGGAACTAATAGGGGTTTACCTATTAGCTGTTTTCTCAATTACGTACCTGATAGTCGTAATGGGTTATCTGCTCACTATGATGAGAACATATGGCTCGCAAGTTCAGGTGGAGGTATTGGTGGATATTGGGGAGATATTAGAAGTAATGGCATCGCTACTGCTAACAATAGTCGTTCTACTGGTTCAATTCCATTCATGAAGGTAGTTGACTCTCAGATGTTAGCATTTAATCAGGGAGTTACAAGAAGAGGAAGCTATGCTTCATACATGGATATAAACCACCCTGAGATAGAAGAGTTTATAAACATACGTAAAGAGTCAGGTGGAGACATTAATCGAAAATGTCTTAACATACACAACGGAGTTAATCTTACCAATGAGTTCTTACAAGCGGTTCAGGAAGACAATGACTGGAGATTAATAGACCCTAAGACAGGCGAAGCAGTTAAGACTGTTAATGCTAGAGATTTATGGTGGCAAATAATAAATGCTAGAGCAGAAACAGGTGAGCCTTATATACTTGTAATGAGGCATTACCAAAAGAACAAAAAGCTTTGGGCTTAGATATTAAACAAAGCAATCTTTGTTCTGAAATAACTTTACCAACCAATGAAGAAAGAACCGCAGTCTGTTGTTTATCAAGTGTTAATTTAGAACACTATGATGAATGGTCAACAGATGAAAACTTTATAAAAGATTTAATTACTATGTTGGATAATGTCATTCAACATTTTATAGACAATGCAATAGATACTACAGAATTAGGAGACTACAATGCTAACTTTAAAAGATTTAAAAACCATATACGAGAAGGCAAAGAAGGCTTTACTAAGTCTAGCTTCTCAGCTTATAGAGAAAGGTCGCTTGGTTTGGGAGCAATGGGCTTCCATGCCTATCTTCAAAAGAATAATATTCCGTTTGAAGGAATCTTTGCAACAGGATTTAACAACAAAGCTTTTAGCTATATTAAAAATAAGTCCGTGGATGCAAGTAAAATTCTTGCGGAGACTCGTGGGGAAGCTCCTGATATTACTGGTTCAGGTATGCGTAACGCTCATCTTTTGGCTATTGCTCCTAATGCCAGTAGTAGTATTATATGTGGCGGTACTTCCCCTAGCATTGAACCATATCGTGCGAACATATTTACACACAAAACTTTATCAGGTTCGTACCAAGTTAAAAATAAATACTTAGATAAAATTATCTCTAAGAAAAAAGGAAACAAAACAAAAATTTGGAAAGAGATTGCTGCAAACAAAGGTTCTATTCAGAGTATGGATATGTTTACAGATAAAGAAAAAGAAATATTTAAAACAGCAGATGAACTAAATCAAATATGGATAGTTGAACATGCCCACATGAGACAACAGTACGTTTGTCAAAGTCAAAGTGTAAATCTTTTCTTTGTATCTCCTAAGGCTACCGAGACTCAAGAAGTACATGATAACTATTTACAATATCTTAACGATGTTCATTGGTATGCTATGCATAAACTAAAATCTTTATATTACTTTAGGTCAGAGTCAGCAAGAGACGCAGAAAATGTAAACATTAAGATACCACGAATTAACTTAGAAGACACAGAATGTATAGCCTGTGAAGGATAATAATATGGAAGATAAATTTGATAACATGTATGAAGGAAGATTTGATGCACTTCAAAAGAAGTATGAAGCTGAGATAGCTATAGCAAAATCAGAGTTAGATACATATTTCTCATTAAGTATGGGAGTTGCAGAACATCCACACATTATAGAGTCTATGGATTTACTTTTAGATAAGATGGCTAACTCTCAAGAGAAGTTAGACTTACTACTAAAGGAGTTTTAAAATGGAAGAAGAAAAATTTAGTCAATTTTGTAGGAGGATGTGGTTAGATCATTGTGATGAAAATAAAACACCACATTCTACAACCTACACTGAAGAAGAATATAAGAAAAAATTTAACAAATGGTTACTAGCTCAATATGCTAGTCATAAAAATGGAGAATAATTAATGAGCCTACTAAGTAACAGAGAATATTATAAACCTTTCGATCATCCTTGGATGTTTGAAAAGTATGTGGAGCAGAATCAAATGCACTGGCTACCAGAATCTGTACCCTTACATACAGA